CAAAAACTACAACATCTTTTCTGGCTGCTGTGCAAATTCGTTGCATTGCTATTTGGTGTACTGTTTTGACCTGATCTTGTGTAGACACTATTTAAGGTTTTATTTTTTCAAAAAGAAATAGCTGAGATTTTTGTTGCTGGACACGTAAAATCAAAGTTTTGCAGTTAGTCACTATGCTACCAAAAACTCTGTGTAAACGCGCTTTATAGGCCGTTTTTTCTCCGTTTTTAACGCATTTTATACGGACACGTAATATCGAAGTTTGCAGTTAGTTTTTCATCGACTAACTGCATTTTTCTTTTTAAGCAAAAAGCCCGCAAACCCTGTTTAATGCTAGGTTTGCGGGCTTTTTCTATATTCAATTTGCAAACCCGACTTACTGCAAGGAAAATGGCGATGATGCGAATCATTGCACAAGAATCGCAGGGCACAAATATGGATTATTGTTGCATATTTTTCAATAATGTGTCCATTGATTCTAAATCGCGCTCTAGTAACCTAAGAGTCTCCGAAATGCTGACATCTATTTGAGTTTGCTGATTTCTTGCAGCAAGCTTTCTACTGGAAAGAAAATTTTGAATATGCTCAAAGATGCTATAGCATCTTGTCAAATAATCCGCTGCTACTAATTCGCTTGAGTTTGGCGGTGTAACTATTTCTGCGTGCAGCGATTCAATCTCAACAGCAAGCGATCGAATAATCCCATTGGCTCGTAGAAGCTTGTTAATAGCCGATGTGGCATTTTGCATAATGTCATCTTCACGTGTTAATAACTGCTCATACATCATGGGTTCTTGCCCTGTTAATAGCCATTGTTCATTTATATTATATGTTTGGCAAATAAGTTTAACTAAGGCGGCAGAAGGTCTAGTTAGCCCTTTTTCGATTCTTGATATATGTGCATTTGTAACGCCTAGTCGCAATGAAAAATCCTTTTGTGACATCTTGAAAGAAGTCCGAATCAATTTAACACGCACACAAATATCGTCCATTTTGCGCCTCCATTCAATTCAATTGATTTTTTGCTTGTAAAATCAATTGAATTGATTTATAATTAATTTGAGCATAAACATTATACCACGGTACAGACGATTACAACAGGAGGAAAAATCATGAAACGCATGCGCATTCCATCGGATAATCTTCCCCGTTGCGGGCAACAGATTATTAAGCGACTGCTTGCCATTGGAAAGAATCAAAAATGGCTTGCCGCGCAGTGTAAGGTGTCGTGTACAGCTATTACATATATAATATTGGGCAGAAACAACCCCTCTTTTTCTCTGGCTATCAGAATTTGCCATGCCTTAGCTTGTAGTTTAGACGATATTTTTGGAGACGTCGCATAGCTCGATTTCATATTCCAAGGCGAGGAGGTGGCAACATTGCAATTGATACCCGCGCAAAAACTGGCGGAAATCCTAAAGGTGAATGTAACGACTATAGAACGCCGAGCAGCACGCGGCATATATAAATATGAATATACAGAAGGCCGAGGGCGCGGCGGGTATCAAATGTTGATTGCTTTGGAAAGCCTCCCGGAAAATGAACGTGACCGCTACCACGGCATAGAAAAGGAACGCCGGGAAGAAGAACTTGCACAGTTCACAAACGACCAGCTGCACGCCGCCAACGAGAAAAAGGGCTGCGTACTGGAATACTGGCGCAGCGGCCTGTCCCCCGCCGAGTTCGTGGCCCAGCGCAACGCCATGGGCTACTATGCGCCGATCACGGAGGGCCAGCTGTATGCATGGCAGCGTATCCTGAAAGACGGCGGTGACTTGCCGGAGCTGGTGGACAAACGCGGAGGCTTCGCCCGAAAAGGGACAAGCACCATCTTGCCCGATGCATGGGAATACTTTTACGCCCTGTATATGACCCAGCAAAAGCGTACCGTGCAATGGTGCCACAAACAGACTAAAAAGGCATACCCCGATATCCCATCGGTGAAGACCTTCCAGCGGCGCGTGCAGGAAATTCCACACCTTGCAATCACGCGGCACCGCGAGGGAGAAACAGCATATCGGGACTCGCTACCGTCCATGCAGCGCAGCCGTCTGGATATCAATTCAAATGATGTATGGTTTTCAGACCATCACCTTTTTGATGTGTTCGTCCGTAATAAGAAAGGGAAAGCCGTCCGGCTCTGGCTCACAGTTTTCTTTGACGCCCGGTCAAACAAAGTTGTTGGCGCTCTGATTCGAGACGCAGACCCGAACGCTACCGCTATAAAGCAGTGCTTTCGAATGAGCGTAGAGCAAAACGGCCTGCCGAATGAAGTATACTTTGACAACGGCAAGGACTACAGGTCAAAGGATTTCAACCGGGATTACCCCCATTCTCTGGTAAATCGGCTTGGAATAAATGTAATCTACGCCACACCATACCACGGGCAGGCAAAGACCGTGGAACGGTTCTTCGGTACTGTGGAAAAACAATTCGGCCCCATGTGGGACACATACTGTGGCAAGGACGCCAAGCAGCGCCCGGAGCTCATGCGCATGTCCAACAAAGAAATAGCAAAGATCGCCCCAACGGTGGATGAATTCATCACGGCTTTCTATGTTTGGTTGGATGAATACCACAATGCACCCAGCAGAGGGCAGGACATGGGCGGGAAAACGCCCAATCAGGTATACTCGGAGAATTTGAAGCAGATTCGGGAAGTAAGTGACCATGAAGCGCTGCGGCTCATTTGCGGCAATTCTGTAGAGCGTACCGTGCAGAAAAATGGTATCTGCATGTTCAACAATTTCTACTACAATGATACGCTCCTGCGGTACATTGGACAAAAGGTTGTTGCCGTGTATGACCCGGCAAACATTGATGAAGTAGCGATATTCGACCAGAAGAACGACGCTATCTGCATGGCAACTGCAAAACTCGTTTCCGGGTTCCGGCACACGTCAGAGGAAGCCTACATTGAAGCGGCCAAGCAGAAACGCGCAGCGCATAAGCTGACGGAAGACCACGCTCCAATCAGAGGAATGAGCGTGCAGGAAATCATAGCCCGCAACCAGCTGCTTGAACGCTACGAAGAACGAAAGGACGTACCGAAGACGGAACATCTGACAGCCCAGGCCAGCCGGAATGCCGCCATTCTCAAAGACAGCCGCCCCAAGGCACGGGAAGAAGACAATCTGACCGACGCCTTAACAGCCTACTATTTGCAAAAGGAGGACGTATATGCAGCACATTGAAGACGCCCGCCGGGATTTAGTCCAGTTCATGCAGGACAGCGGAAAATCGCAGCGGCAGATTTCAAAAGAAACAGGCCTTTCAGCTACACGCATTTCTCAATTTCTCGGCGGTACATATATGGGCGATACCGAGGAAACCGCCAAAGAAATACAGAAATATCTTACAGTGGCTAAAGCCCGTTTAAACACCGTTCAAACAGGCAATTTCTATCCCGAATTGCGCAATACAAAAGATGTTCTTTTTGCTTGCATGTATGCGCACAAACACAACGATGTTGCCCTCGTATGCGGCGATGCCGGCGCGGGAAAAACCACGGCTTTGAACTACTACGCCAAGAACAACGCTGGCGTCATTATGGTAACGGCCAACGCCTGCACCCCGTCAGCAACGGCGATTTTGAAAATGATCTGTGCGGAGTTGGGCAAGCCCGCACCCGGACGCCGGGACGCTTTGATGAATCTGCTTGTAGAGCAACTGCGCGGCACAAACCGCCTCATTATCGTAGATGAAGCGGACCATCTTTCCTTTTCGGCCTTACAGGCCGTCCGCAATTTAAACGATCTGGCGGGCGTCGGTATTGTCTTTTCCGGGAACGACAAGATCTATCTGCAAATGACTTCCCCGCGCAAGGGCTACGAGTTCGACCAGATTAGAACGCGCATCATCGTGCGCAAGAAAGTTCACAACGAGTATACCGTGGAAGAGATCAAGGGCGTTTTCGGCTGCTCCGGCGAAGCAGAACAGGCTTTTTTGTTAAAGCTGTCCAGCGCGGAAAGTTTGCGCACGGCAAAGAAAATCTTCCAACTGGCCCGAGAAGCGGCAACTGCTGCACATGTCCCTTTTAATGCGGGACTGCTTCGCCGGACACAGCGTGAATTTTTAGGCGTTGACATTTAGGAGGGAATACCGTGATTATCAGATACATTTTTAAGAACGGCACAGAATACCTTCACGCGTGGCAGAATTGCATAGACCGTATGATAGGCAATAAGGAACTTGATAGAGAGATTCACTCGAAAGAAAACGGCGTTGATTATGATTTTGCTGTCTCGCTTTATTCGTCGCTGGTGGCACAAAAGGACTTGTTTGGCTCTCCTGCTCCTGAGGTTATCATAGATGCCGCAATGCGCTGCGGCTTTATGATGGGCCGCGCCTACGATGTAACAATCCCGGAAGATATCCCAAAGCCAACCCCGCCGCGCCGATCGCGTCGGCCAAGCCGCAAAACGGCACCGAAGCCAACAGCCCAAAAGGACGGGACAGACAATGAAAAATAGCACGCCATGCCCCGCAGCGCCCGCCAGCGGTACAACAGTACAGCATCGGCTTGCAGCGCAATGCGCTGCCATGCTGGAAGAAATACGCTCCACCATCCCGCAGGCCGCGCAGGCGGATTTTGAAACGCCCGTTTTCTCGGCTCTGGCGCTGCTCCAACTGGACGCCCGCAAGCATTGCCTGCACCAGCACGATCTGCTGCGGCTCCTGTATCTTCAAGGCGTCTTCCATGGTGCAGTGTTCGGCCTTGAATGTGCCGCTTCAAAAATGCAGCAGGAAAGGAGGCCCGAAGCCATGCAGACAAAGCAGACGCCCCACACCACGCCGGAACGCCAGCCCGTGCCGCTCTCCGATGCTGCGGCCCGTGCGTAGGACAAAGGACAGGGGCGGCAGCTGCCGCAAACAGCAGCCGCCCCGCGCAATGACTTCAAAAACACTCCGAAGTCTTCTCTATCTTACCACAAGCACAAAAAAATCACAATGCGCGAGAGCGGCCAGAAAGCCCCTATTTCGCGTTTTCGATTCAAAAGTGTTCAGCTACCACAAAAACGATACAAACGTTTTTAAACGGGTTTCCGGCGAATTTAAACACGGTATGGCCCGATACAGGAGGTTACGTTATGGCTATTGATACTTACAACACGCAGAAACACCATTTTGAGGATGTAGAAAACCACCCGTTCCAGTTGGAAGGGTTCGGCAATCTCGGAAATCTTCTCCACGCCCGCAGGCTCATGGAACGGTATGAACCCACGCTTCCCCCATGTCCGTTTTGCGGAGGCCCCAGCGTCTTGCGCGGAAGATGGGCATACTGTGACCCGGGCGTACAGGCAGCATGCCCCGAATGCGGGTGCAGTACAAGGCTATATGTAAGCAGTGTCCACGCTTTGAATCTAGTAACCAAGCAGCAGGATACCATCGAGAGCGCGATTTTGAAAGCGGTCACAGATTGGTCACGGCGCACGCCGATTAGAGAAAGGATAGCAGAGCAGTAAAACCCTTTCCTATACGGCTTTCTGGAATGGCTATACCATGAACACAGCGTAACATCTCCTTTCGGATTCATAGCCAGTTATTCCAAAGCCATGCAGCGGGAAGCTTTTGATAGCTTCCCGCTGTAGTCGTATATACGGAAAGCATTTGCAGAAAGCGCTTTCTTTTAACGTTTGCAGAAAATGCTTTACCATAAAATTTGCGAGGCGGTGAGAAAATGGACGTGCTCAGTCAGGCAAAGTATGAAGACATGACGGAAGAACAGAAAATGCTGATCGACACAATAGGGGCGGATTGCTTCATGGACTTGGTGCGTGTCTATGGCGGCTCGTATGTCTACATTCCCAAGAACGACAACATTGTACGCTCTATCCGTAACAGAAATATCCGAAACGACTTTAACGGCCATAATTTTAAGGAACTTGCGGCCAAATACGGGCTTACCGTTGCACGAATCAGAAGCATCATCAAGGAAACAAAAAGCACTGGAAAGGGGTAATCCTGGATGAATTCGTTTCTTGACGATCTTACGCTGGAACAGCTGGACGGCGATTCGCGGGAGTTGGCCGAAGTAATCGGCATGGACGCATTCAAAAAACTCGTTGAAGTCTACGGCGGTTCCGGCTCTCTGTATATTCCAAGCTTTGCAACGCTGCGCGCCGGGCTGCGCAACCAAAAATTGGTTCAGGATTATCAAGCGGGCTCAAAAGTAAAGCATTTAACCCGCAAGTATCATGTATCGGAAAGCCTTGTGTACAAAATCATTCGGGACTACAAAGCGCAGGAGGCAGCGCAGGATGGATAAATTTCTTGATGAACTTACAATAGAAGACCTTAAAGGCGAAACACAGGAACTGGCCGAAACAATCGGGCTTGATGCTTTTAAGCGTCTGGTACAGGCTTACAACGGTACAGGGAGACTGTATATTCCGCAGCTTAGTAGAATCACGGCCCCCATCAGAGACCGCCATATTTATGAAGACCACAAACACGGAGGTCTTGATGTTCCCAAACTTGCTTTGAAATACGCGCTTACAGATGCGTATACCAGGCAGATTATAAAGGAACGTGAAAGAATCGAAAAACGGGCCGTCCGGCCTGTTTCAAAATAAGCGCCCACGGGCACAAAAATCAAAGGAGAGTATACGCTATGAATCTGAATCAAACCACGATTAAAAAGCACCTCGAGGATATCCACGCAGATATTACAAAATATCTGCCGCAGATCATCACATACAGGGCCGAGGTGAAGCAGGCCGAAGCTACGTACACGCCGGAATATGCGGAGCAGTCCAAAAAACGTTCTTTTGAAAAACTGGCCGCAGCCGCCCAGAACACACGCGACAGCATCCAGCGCCACATTGAAAGCATCTGCGCTGCGGCCGTGGAGCTGGAACATCAGCCGTTTGTGGAAGAAGTTTCGCCCACGCTGGCGCTGATCAGTACGGCAAAAGGAAAGCTCCCTCTGGAAATCAAGCAAAGCCTTATTCAGCCGTTCATCGGGAACAAACAGGCGCTTGTTACATTGCAGGCGGCATTTGAGGCAAACGACGCAGATCTTCCGCGCTTCGATGATAACGGGGACATCCTTTCCCGGTATATTTTCGATGCGGAGAAGGTTTGCAGCGATTTGTCCGATACCGTATATAACGCTTTCATCAAGCCGGAAAGCAGCGCGCTGCCGGTGCTTGGCCTCTGGAAATATTTTGCGAACTTTGCCGAGCTGGAAGGCGTGGAGCTTTCTGTGAATTTTGACGATGACCCCAACGCGGTGAAGTTCAAAAAAGAGCAGCTGTGGAATGCTGCTGGCCTTGAATTGAAATAGGAGGAAACGGGATGGACCAGAAAGAGGTTCTTCAAGCCACCGAGCGCGCCGGGTTTGCCGATCTGAACGGCCAGATCATGCGCATGTGCAATATTTTAAAGCCGTCTCAACGGACTTTAAACGCCGTTTATTCGCTGTGTAAAAACAACCCAAACTTTGCTTATACGGAAGAGCAGATCGTGCAGAGCATCGGCTACTTGTGTGACGGCGGCTATCTGGCAATCGACCACCCCAAAGGCGTGCAGTGCCTTGATGATCTGAGCGGCGGCGGATTCGGAAGAATCCGCCTGCGCCTCACATCAAAAGGCACGCAACTGCTCATGGGCGCGCTGTCCGACCCTTGCATAGACGATTGAGGGAGGCTTTCAAAATGGATGATTTTGAAATGAAGCAGGCGATCGCCCGCCAGAGATTCGCAGAAGTTACAGCGCAGATCATGAAAGCATGCGACAGCCTTTCCCCTGCCGAGCGAGACATCCGCACCGTTGTATCTGTCTGTAAAAGCAGCCTGCAAACGGACACGATCGACAGCATCCAAAAAGGGTTTGAATATCTCACAAGTGCCGGCTATCTTCATATCGAACACGAGCAGGGCGTTTCCTGTATCACCAAGGCGCAAACCTCTTTTTCTTTCGGGAATGTCCGAATCTCGGTCACTGCACAGGGTTCACGCCTGCTGCTGGGAGTTGAAAAAGATAAGCTGGTGGGGTTGTAATGATGTTCAAGCAATTTGACCGCCGCAGGCGAAACGGGAAAATAGCCCGCCTCCCCGTGGCTCTGCGCGACAGCGTGGATAAAATGCTGCTGGCGGGCGCTACATACCGTGAGATCGTGCAGTTCCTGCGTGAAAATGACGTGGAGCTTTCACGGCAGGCCGTATGCAACTATGCAAGGCAATTCCTTTGCACCACGCAGCAGCTGCGCATGGCACAGGAAAATTACAAGCTCCTGTTGGATGAGATGCGGCGCACGCCCGAAATGGACACATCCGAGGCGATCATACGGGTAGTAAGCAATGCCATTCTAAACACACTTGCCAGCGCCTCGCCCGAGGAATGGAAAGATATTAAGATGGGAACGCTGCTGCGCGAAGCAAATTCCCTTATTAAGGTAACAGCCCACAAGCAGCGCGCCGATATGCTCAACCGAACGGCAGAAGAAAGAGCGCTGGAAGGAGTTCGCGCCGAACTGTTTTCCGCACTGCGCAACAAAGACCCGGAGCTTTTCGCACGCCTTTCCAATACGCTTGACGAGATCAAGCCGGATACATAAAACGAAAGCGCGGGCTGCGTCTGTGCATTCGCGGCCCGTGAAGGGGAAATGACAGCATATGAACATAAAGGCTCAGGCGCTCTTTGATGATACAGCCATTACGGGCGCGCGGGCATTCGGAGGCCCGGACGTTACCAGCAGCGCAATGAAAACAGCAATTCGTGAATGGTTCAACCTTTTCTTTATGCGCGTGCCGGAAAGAGAAGAAGACCCCGCGCAGCGCATTCCCTGTGCTATTATCGGCAGACTTGTAAAAGCTTGTTTCGCTGAATATGATTCCAGTTTTAACAGCGTGCCCGCGCCGGGCAGTAAAGCGGATTGGATGAATGTTGCACGCAAGGCCATTGATGCGGTTAAACTGGATGCGTTACAATGGGCCATGGTTGGCGGCGAATGTTTCATAAAGCCCGCGCCGGACGGTACGGGCGGGCTTGCTTATCAGGTGGTGCGCCGCGATTGCTACAACGTTCTTGCACGCGGGCCGGGAGGTATTACGGATGTGCTGCTGTGCGAACGGAACCACATAGGGGGAAGATTCTTTACGCTGTTGGAGCGCCGCAGCGTAGACAGGCGCGGTTATCTCACAATTCAAAACAAGCTGTATTTGTCAAATACCCCTACGACGTTAGAATATGAAATTCCCTTGGACAGCCTGCCGCAGTATGCGGCGCTGGCCCCGGAGCATACGTACAGCGTGCCATTCGGCGGGCTTGGTATGGCGTATGTGCGCATGCCCATGGCAAACACTGTAGACGGCAGCCCGGACGGCGTAAGCATATACGAAAGCGCCGTGCAGTTAATCCATAACATCTACAAAAACGAGTACCAGTTGGGGCGTGAGTTTGAATTAGGCCGCAGCCGCATCATAGTCGGAGCAGACAAATTGATAACGCCAGACCCGGAGGGCGGTGTCATGCGGTTGAAAGATGATGTTTTTGTTGGCTTGGACGGCGAAACCTCGGGCGCGGGCATTGATATTTTTTCTCCCGTCCTGCGTGATGAGAGTTTTGAGCGCAGGAAGCAAAGTTACTTAAAAGCGTGTGAAAATGTGATCGGGCTTAAACGCGGCCTTTTGTCAGACGTGGAAGCCACGGAGCGCACAGCTAAGGAAATCACCAGCAGCGAGGGAGACTACAGCCTTTCCATCATCGACTTGCAGCGGATGTGGTACAATGCATTGTCAGAGACGCTGCGCATCTCGGATTTATGGGGCCAGACGCTGGGCTTTTGCAGTTCCCAAGCAGTGGATATTGAACACCTTTTAAGCGTCAATTGGGGCAACGGCATTCTTTACGATGACGCAAAATCCTGGCAGGAAACGCTTGAAATGGTACAGAGTGGAATTCTAAAGCCGGAACTGGCGCTTGCAAAGAAATTTGACCTTCCGTGCGAAACGCCCGAAGACCTTGAAAAAATCCGTGCAAAATACATGCCGGAGGCCGTTCCCATCTGAGCAGCGCCGCTTAATCCAAAGCTATGCGGGCGCGATCGGGCGAACCGCCACACGGAGCAGCCGTAAAAAATGAACACCAACCAGAGTGCAAAACCGCTTTGGTTGGTGTTTTCTTTGTCAAATTTATGGATTATTGTTTCATCATTTGTCATGCTTCCATCGAGCCAAAATCAGCCGTTGTCGGCCTTTGTCAAGGGTTGTCAGTTTGATATTACGTGTCCCCACTTCGATATTACGTGTCCCCTCACAATTTTAATGGATTATACCTTCTTCTGATTCCCCGAAAAACACATCGTTTCCGAAAACAAAAATTCTGATTCTTTTCAGCGTGCTTCTCTTTCTCCGCGTGTCTGCGCCGCCCGTGGGCGGCGCAGGTTTTCGCTTGTTTCTTTTTCCCTGCGTGCTGTCAAAAATTTCTCCAGCCGCTGTTTTTCAGCGGCTTTTTCACGCTGGTAGTCCTGCTGCAGCGCGGCGGCCTTTTCCTTTGCCCAACCGGGCAGACGGTCCGGCTCGATGGCCCCCATTACGTCCGTGCGGCGGATATATGTATGCTCTCCGGTATATATGTTGATGCAGAATACCTTTGTACCGTGGACGCTGGCACGCGCGCCGTTGCCGCCCACGGCAAAATACAGCTGATGGGCCGCGTTCCAGTATTCCGGGCGCAGAACGCCGGGACGCATTACCCTGTGTCCGTCCACGATGTATTCTTCCTGTTCCATTTTCCTTTACCTCTCAAAAAAGGAAAAGCGGCCGGAATTCCCCAGCCGCTCGTCCTTTGGTTTTATTTTCGGGGCACAGGGCAGCGAATACAGCCGCCCGTCCCTTTCTTCAAACTTTTCCGGAAAGTGCAGACGCCGTGAATACCGCTGCGCCTGCTCCCGCGTCAGCCCCACAAACCGGCCCCTTCTGCTGCCGCACACGATGAAGCGCCCCTGTACAAGGCCGATGCTGCCCAGCGTCCGGTTGTACGGCTTTTCCGCATCCCCTCCGTACACGGCCGCAATCACCGTATTGTCAAAGGGAAACGCTGCGGTATACTGTTCCGACTCTAAAATAGCAGTAAGGGCCGCGGGTGTATTCTCCAGGTCCGCCTCATAGGGCGAATACCCCGGCTCTACGATCAAAACTTTCAAATTCGATTCACCCCTCGTTTCAGGCCAATAGAAAAAGGGCCTTTCGGCCCTTTTGATGAATGAAATACATCCCTACAGGATAATGCACTTCAGCTGATTTTCCTTTTTTCGCATTCTTTCAGATATTCATATGCAACATATGCAGGACCGTTGTGCCAGAGCTTCGTTTCGTCATCGAAAAGCATTTTCGCTGTGTTTGAATTCATAAAGCTTTTCAGCACTTCTGTTTCGGGCTTCTTTTCCTGTTGCGCAATTTGACTTACGGCCATTACCGCAGTAAGCTCCATCGCTGCTTCTACCGCCGATGGAGTATCTTTCTTTATCTGCATACTACTTTTTCGCTCCCCTCAAAAGAAATGCACGCCAACGCGGCAGGTGTCCGCAGACAGATTTGATTTTCCAGATTTTCCGGCATGAGCATCGACACACATTGTTCGTCCGCACGCATCGAGCCGACTTCTCCAAACAATCCTGCCAAATATGCTGTAATCGTCGGGTTTGTTCTGTCATTGGCCACCTTTCCGGCCAAAATGTCGTAATCCTGCCACTCAGCCGCCCAGTCAACAGATAACGTGGGACGGCGGTGCGAAGCAACGCAATGCAGCCAGGCTGCATCCGCATTTGGGAATTCATGAATTTTAATATTGATATCTGTCTGAAATATATACTTGGACACAAACCCCCATTTTGTATTCGGCTGCACATCTCCCCGGCCTGCTGCTTTTGCAACGGAACTGCGGACAAACGATACTGCCTGCTCCTGTGATGTCGTTAAATAGAAGCCACGCCCAAAATCTTTATATGGATAACACTTCTCCAGCTCTGGTTTTTCAACTGTCACATAGCTCCCATGATAAAGTATTATGCCGGAATGTAAGATCATTTCAAATCCACACCTTTTCTTTTCAGCATCTCTGCAATTTCCTGCAACACCGCTTCGTCGCCCTCCAAATGAAACAGCTCGTATCCATCCTCTATATATTCATACACACCGTATTTTACAAAAATCGATTGTATTTCATCATCTGAATGGCTCCAGTGGCTTGCAGCCAAACGCAGGAGCCGCGTTTGCATATACAAAATTTCTTCCTTCCGCGTCATCACCGTCACCATTCTTTCATGCAACATTCTGGGAAACACCTATATTATACCATGACGCCGCCACAGGCGGCCTCAACAAAACCGCACGTGCTGCGGTTTTGCATGGTACAATGTTCTCAAAGCCCTGTGCGCCAGCACAGGGGCGTGTGCCATGCACACGCGCAGCCGCGCAAGCGACGGCTTTGAGGTTATTATACCATGATGCAGCAATAACCAAAAGAGAAATTATCGCACCTGCTCTCCACGCTGGCGCGCCCAGCTTGCCAGAAGCTTTACGATAATCTTCTTTTTCTGTTCGGGCGTATAGCTTTTCGGAAAGAATTGCTCGATTTCTTTTGCCGGGAGCGTTACTTTCCCTGTATCTCTGGTCTGCGCCTTTTCCTCCCGCATGATCGCAGCAATGTCCTGTTCAGACAATCGCCCCTCCTGGCTGGCACGCTTGAGCCGCTGTGCCTGTGAAAGTGATGGTGTTACTTCCTCCGCCTGTAAAATGTCATGGAGCATAGCTTGTTCCTCCGGTCTTAAAAATGCAAGCTCATAGGCGGGATTGAATTTTATTTCGTTGCCATCCACCATTTCAAGCAGTTCGGGAATAAGGTCGTTTATCTTGATGTATTGCTGTATCTTAGTTTTTCCCTCGCCTGCATCATCCGCTATTTTTTGTACGGAAGACAACTTCTGCCGGATTCCGGCAGAAGTTAAATCGGTCCGTTCCCCCTGCCGCTTCATAGCATCCAGCTTCATCTTATATGCCCTTGCCTTCTCACTGGGCAGCACATTTTCACGCTGTACATTGCTGTCTACCATCAGAATAACGGCGGTATCATCATCCATATTCCGGACAATAACGGGCATTTCCCGGACTCCCGCTTTCATGCTGGCAAACTTGCGGCGGTGTCCCGCCACGATCTCATAGCCCCCCGCTGCGCGCGGGCGCACAAGCCCCGGCATCAATACGCCGTGCTGCGTGATACTCTCCGCCAGCTTCTCCATTTCTTCATCATCCCGTACCTGAAACGGATGCCCCGGAAAATCGTGCAGCTCCGAGACCGGAAGCATCATAACACGTTCCTGCGTCTGTGCCTCCAGCGCCCGTTCCTCGCTCGTACTGAACAGGTCAGCGAGTGGGGGCAAACCCGCCCCGCCCAAGCTCTTTCTTGCGGCCAAGCGTCAGCACCTCCCTTGCAAGCTGTTCGTAGGCCAGCGTTGCCTTGCCCCTGGGGTCGTAGTCAAAAATGCTTTTTCCAAAGGATGGGCTTTCCGCCGCCCGGACGCACATGGGGATCTCTGTCTTAAAAATATGCACATTCGCTCCGTATGCGTCGCGCAGCATAGCACTTACATCACGGGAAAGATTCGTGCGGTTGTCTACCAAAGTCAAAACGATGCCCTCTATTTTCAGATGCGGGTTTTGCCGCCGCTGTACCTTGTCGATGGTGCGTATGAGCTGAAGCAGGCCGCGCATGGAAAAGTATTGTGCCTGCACCGGGATCAGTACGCTGTCGGCTGCCGATAACGCATTGATGGGCATCATGCCCAGCGACGGCGGGCAGTCGATCAACACATAGTCATACTTTCCACGAACATCATCCAAAAAGGTTTTCAGAATGCGTTCCCGGCTCATCGCGTTCACGAGTTCCACTTCTACGCTGGACAGGTCGATGCTGGAGGGAACGAAGTCAAGCCCTTCCGGATGGCTCTGTATGTATTCACCTGTTTTATATGGTAGATCATTGATGATGCAGTGCATAGCCGTGGACAAAGTATTTTGTAATTCGTCCGGATTTTCCACGCCGAGATATTTTGTGGCGTCCGCCTGTGAATCCGCGTCGATCAGCAGCACGCGCTTGCCCTGCCGGGCCAGCGCCACGCTGAGGGATACCGCTGTTGTTGTTTTTCCCACGCCGCCCTTTTGGTTTGAAATTGCAATGGTTTTCATTTCCGTTCCTCCCAGTCATCTCTTTCACTTCTTGCTCCCACAACGATGCAGGCATATCCTATGAAGGCCATAAACAGGCCGGCCGCAACCAGCAGCCAATTCAAAACATTCACCGCTCCGTCCCCCTTTCCCGCGCCAGCTCCTTTTGCAGAAGCTCGTTATAGTCCTTCACGCCATGCGGGATACAGCTTTCCACCCAATATCCCCGCGCAGCATATTCTTCTTCCAACCGGGCAGCATGTTCCCGCCCCGCTTTATCGTTGTCCGTACATATCCTGAGATGTGTCACGCCGGGATGCGATTTCAAAAAGGTCTCAATGGGCAGCATCGAAAGGCCGTCCAGAGAAAGATAGTGCTGCTCCCGCCAGGCTGCTCCGCGCCGGATGCGCAAAGACGCGTCTGACATTGCATCGACCGGGGATTCATACAGCGCAAGGGTGCTTGCATCTTCTTTTTCTGCCGGAATACAGAACGGATGGCGTTTGTCGCTGCCTGTTACATTCCCGCGAAAAAAGCCCTGTGTTCCCCGCAGCCCCGCATGGGCCGGATTTCCTGATTCGTCAAAGCCCACGAAAACACAGTTCGTGTATTCCCGTTCTGCTGTCTTGCGGTTTGTGCCATAGACGCGGCCTGTATGAAAGCAGAACGCAAGAACTTCATCGCAGACGCCGCGCCCCGCCAGATATTGATACGCTTTGAAGCTATCGCCGCGCGGCGGTAATGCAAAGCCGCTGTTCTTTTCCTCAGTTACAGGCGGAGAAGAAAGAAAAGGCGCATCCGCGCAGACGATCTGCACCGCACGGACAAAATCATACCCCTCTACTTTTATGAGGTACTGCACCGCCGTTGTTCCTCCCACGCCCCTGCTGTGCCAATTCCATTTCCCATTGACGCTCACCTTCAAGCTGTCATGGCCGCAGTGCGCATACTCCGTACGCCCTACACGTTTGAACCGTTCAGGCTGGTGGCGCAGCAGAAAAACCAGCGTATTCACCTCTTTGGCTGCTCTGACTTGTTCTTCCGTTACATATGGCTTCACTCGTTCCATCTCCTTCTTTTAATTTCTATGTATATACAAAAAGTGCAGTCCAAAACTTGAACTGCACTTGATTTTTCTGTATTCTCTTTTCCGCCTGTATCTTTTTACGGGCTTGTTTGGGGGTGGGTTCGGGAGGGGGAATATTTTAAAAATATTCTCATGATACCATACACTTCCCCCATGTTTGAACTATTAAAATTTGTCAACCGAAAGTGGTAAATGCGTCTGTTATTTTGCTTCAAAATGCGTTATAATGGTTAAAATCAAACCATGCCTTTAGGTTGTTGGATGCTGCTATGGATTTGACAGACCAACGTGGAAAAAGCGCGGCACAATGCGCTTTTATACGCACTTTGAAAGGTCTATAAGGACGTATTTTAACCTTGTTTGCCCTTTCAAAAGTACGACTCAAAATCCGTTGGTGGCAACACCGTGTGGGTTCAAGTCCCACCACCGGCACCACGTCGGAATGGACTATGCTCCATTCAAAAAGCCCAGCCAGTTGGCTGGGCTTTTCTCATACCGCTCCGTCATTCCTCCTTTTCCCCACAAAACTTTGCTGCGCAAACTTTCGCGGGAGCCCCGCCCTACGGGCCGAGGAGAAAAGCGGGTATCCATTTTATCACGCCAACTCAGCCTCTGAAACCGCTTGGGAAAGCCATTCCCGGGCGGTTTTGTTTTTGCAACAACACACTTTATAACCACTTTTGCCCGGATGCGGGACAAGGGTGAATGATCGGCACACAGGGCAGCACACAAGTACCATCGTAAATCGGCATAATGCCCAATTGTAAGCCCCGCTCTGATGGGGTATAATAGCAGCACAGGAAGGTGGAGCGGATGAACAACGAAGAATTGATTTTGCAGATGTTGGGCAAAATTTCGGACAAGTTAGAGGAACACGATAAGCACTTTGAATCTATTGACAATCACTTTGAATCTATTGACAATCGGTTTGAGTCTATTGACAATCGGTTTGAATCCTTGGAAACAGACGTGCGCCATACCCGCATGTTGATTGAAAAGCAAGAGCACAACGTGCAGCTTATCGCGGAACAGTACGGCGATATTTCCGCAAAGCTGGAGCGCGTGCGTGAGATCGACGAGCTGCGCGACCGAGTACGGACACTGGAAACGGTCGTGCGTAATCATACGGTATCCATCAAGGAACTGCGCAAGGCCGAATAAAAGCACAAAGCGGGCAGCGTAAAAGCTGCCCGCTCTTTTATGCCGTTTTCCCTCCTGTGGCTTTGCGCTTTTTCGCGCTGTGTGTCCAGACGGGAAAAATATCGGGGCACAGCGTTAGCTGCTTCAAACCATATTTCCTGATACGCCTGAATGGGCAAGTCGGGTATTCGGTAATAACGTTTCAAAACGTGTCCCGGATTCGCGGCATGCAAGCATTTACCGAATGCGCCCCGGCGTTCGCCGCGCGGCATGGCTCGCCCTGTGTGCGGGCGGGGATAAGGCCAGCAGCGCATGCTTGCGCGTTTCCACTTTTATGTTTGAGGTTTCTTGCGATTTGTTCTTTTTTTATTTATAATGGAAACAAATACATACATTTTGAGGAAGGCAGAAAGACGCCTCGCGAATTTTACAGCCTTTTTTGTGAAAAAACTTTGAAAGGGTGTCTGAATGGAAAACAAAAAAATAGAGTTGGGTGTGTTCGCAGCAGAAAACAGAAAACGTGCTGCAGATTTTCTGAATAAAACGACGAATAAAGTGAAAACAGCTCTTGACCAAAATGATGATGGCGAGCTTAATTTAAAAGATGCATCCATAATTGCAGAGACCCTCAATGCCTCTGTAAAAGGAACCGTTGCAGTTATAAAAGATATTGCACAAACGAAAAATCGGGAATTGGAATTAAAAACGCTTCAGCCTATTTTCGCAGAAAATTTGGACGGCGCGGATTTCTTGCTGCCAAAGCTTGTCCGCATTACCGAGATGGACAAAAGACGTGCAGAAAGCGAAGTTTGCAAAGGTTCTGTGGGCTATTTCTCGAAAGAAAAAGATTTGAAGGTCGTCAATATTTTCCGAGATAAAATCGGTACTTTTGGGCTGACCTTTTATCCAGACACAGATAACGATATTTACTATGTTGACCCCAGTGACCGCGACCGTTATATCGCCATGGATGATTATTTCAGTTATTTAAAAACTGCCCGAGTCAACGAACTGCAAAAAATTGCACAGGATTTGGGCGCAAAACATTTTAGAGTAACTTTCAAAGAGCAAAAAACAACCTTTTCCAAGAAAAAGCAAAAAGGCAGCGCGAAGGCAAGGGCAGCAGGAGACCACGCCGATATAGATGCAGAACATGAACTTGCTTCCACTGCAGTGGCTACTGTGGAAATTGCTGCTGAACTGGATTTTCCCGGTCACGCCCCCATGCCACCGGAACTCCATTATCTGCAAAGAGAACCTGCCATTCAAACGTTGATTTCCCTGCGAATGGATAAAGCTTCGCCATTGACACACCAGAAATACACTCTGAAGCTTAGCAACTCATCTGGAATAAAAGAAAGCGATGCCATTAAAATCGACGCAGCATTAAAATCCATGAAGATTTGCGGCAACACTACAATTGCCAGCGAGGTCCAGAGCGAAGCGCGAAAATTCTTTGAATATGAAATTGATTTCTAAACCGTCTTCAAATTTACAGCACGCCAAAAGCAGACTGCTCTTTACAAGAGCAGTCTGCTTTTCATTTTGGGCTTTCCTTTTCCATAAGCCTTTTTGTTCCCGTCCCGAAAGCTCTCCGCTGCGGCTGTCCGCGCGGCGCCGCAGCGGGTGACAAAATCCGGAACACGTAGTATAATAGAAGAAAATTTTGGTAATTTTTGTCCTTAAATGTATAAGACTGTCGAATGTAGTCCCCCCGGAGCGGCGCCTGCGTTCCGCATGCCCGCGGCGCGCTCTCACTCTTGGAGCATGGTGGTTATGATCAAGCAACATTTAAAGCAAAACGTATACGAAGCCTTTCTGGAACGGCTGAAATTCATTTTTGAGGAGTTCGACAATATCTATATCTCCTTCTCCGGCGGGAAGGACAGCGGCCTGCTGCTGAATCTGGTGCTGGATTACCGGGACCGCTGCTTCCCCCAAAAGGCGCTGGGCGTTTTTCATCAGGATTTCGAAGCGCAGTACACTGTGACGACGGAATATGTGGAACGCACCTTCGAGCGCATCAAGGGCCGTGTGGAGCCTTATTGGGTCTGCCTGCCCATGGCCACGCGCACCGCGCTCAGCAGCTACGAAATGTACTGGTACCCCTGGGACGACACCCGCCGGGACGCCTGGGTGCGGGAAATGCCGCAAAAGGAATACGTCGTCAACCTGGAAAACAACCCCATATCGACCTACCGCTATCGCATGCATCAGGAGGACCTTGCCAAGCAGTTCGGCAGATGGTACCGCATTTCACACGGCGGCCGGAAAACCGTCTGTCTGCTGGGCATCCGGGCGGACGAATCCCTGCAGCGGTACAGCGGCTTTTTAAACAAGAAATTCGGCTACAAGGGCGAATGCTGGATCAGCAAGCAGTTCAAGGACGTCTGGTGCGCGTCGCCCCTGTACGACTGGTCCACCAGCGATATATGGCACGCCAATTACCGGTTCGGCTACGATTACAACCGCTTGTACGACCTGTACTACATGGCCGGCCTCAAGCCCTCGCAGATGCGCGTGGCCTCGCCGTTCAATGACTATTCCAAGGATTCGCTCAACCTGTACCGCGTCATCGACCCCGAGGTCTGGACAAAGCTGGTGGGGCGCGTACAGGGCGCGAATTTTGCCGCGATCTACGGCCACACCAAGGCGATGGGCTACCGGAACATCACACTTCCCGAGGGGCACACATGGAAATCCTACACCCAGTTCCTGCTGGACACACTGCCCGCCCGCCTGCGCAACAATTACGTCAAAAAATTCAGAACGTCCATCCAGTTCTGGCACGAAACGGGCGGCGGGCTGGACGAAGCCGTCATCCGTGAGCTGGAGGCCCACGGCTACCCCATCCTGCGGAACGGCGTCTCCAATTATACCCGCGACAAAAAGTCCCGCATCATTTTCACAGGCCCCATCCCCGACGATACGGACGACATCAAATCGTCAAAGGACATTCCCAGCTGGAAGCGGATGTGCTACTGCATTTTGAAAAACGACCACAACTGCCGCTTCATGGGCTTTGGCCTGACGCGCCAGCAGCAGCGGCGCATTGATATCATCCGCAAGAAATACAAAAGCGTGGAGGCGATGGAAAATGGCGTATAAAAGCCCGGTCTACCATGTCATTCCCGTACCCATCGAAAAGGTGCGGCCGAACACATACAACCCCAACGCCGTGGCCCCGCCCGAAATGCGCCTGCTGTACGAAAGCATCAGGGCGGACGGCTACACCATGCCCATCGTGTGCTATTACGCCAAAAGCCAGGACATTTATGTGATCGTGGACGGGTTCCACCGTTACCGGGTGATGCTGGAGCATCCCGACATCTACGAGCGCGAAGGCGGCGTGCTGCCGGTTTCGGTCATCGACAAGCCGCTGGACCAGCGGATGGCCAGCACCATCCGCCACAACCGGGCAAGGGGCAGCCACGACGTGGACCTGATGAGCAACATCGTCAAGGAGCTTCACGAGCTGGGCCGTTCCGACGCATGGATCGCAAAGCATCTCGGCATGGACAAAGACGAGCTCCTTCGCCTCAAGCAGATCACCGGGCTGACGGCGCTTTTCAAGGATGTAAAGTTCGGGCAGGCATGGCAGCCCATGGACGAGGAAGACGGGGATGAAAGCGAAAACGGTGACGACGCGCTGCTGGGCTGAGGCCTCCCCCTCTGCCCCGGCGCCCGCCGTTTCGCCTCCGGCGAAACCGTGCGATCACTTCCCGCAAACGGGAGATTGCAGGCGTCCAAATGACGTTTTTGTGTTAGGGCAACACCGCACAATTCTAAGAGTCGAAGCGCGCCGGCAGATTTTTTGGCAGGTTAAACAAAAAGCGCAGCGAATACTTTGTGTATTCGCGAGCATTTTTGTGACAGTTGCCGAAAAATCTGCAAGCGAGGCGACGCTTAAGGCTTCAGCCGTGAATTGTGCGGTGTTGCCTTAGAGCGGCGTTGCAAAATCCGTTTTATGGGACACCTACTGTTGTAAAATGGTATCCGAAAGAACCGAAAACCATTCTCAAGGAGGAAGCGGCTATGGCATTCAAAATTGGTTTTGCAGCAGAGTTTCTCGAAAATAAGCGCATGGAGTCCAAATCCGCTGTGCCGGAGCCGGCAGCAGCCCCGCGCAGATCAATGGTACAGGTGTACTTTGCAGAACGCAATATGAATCTGGCCTATTACAACGACCAGTTTGACCTGCATTGCGGCGATACGGTCTATGTGGACGGCAAGCTGGAAGGCATGCGCGGCCGCGTCACCCAGGTCAGCTATAATTTTAAAATCAAAGTATCCGACTACAAGCGCGTGATCGCAGTAGCGGACACTGCGGTCAACGGTCGTTTTTTTATGGCAGGCAGCCACTTCGTCACGTTCGACAGAGCGGCGCTGCCGGGCAGTAAGGTTGTCACCTGGTACAAGGCGCCGGCAAAGGAGGACGATGCGTTCGTCAGCGGCAGCGATGATACCGCATTCTGTCTGGATGACCTCTGGGGAATGAATGTAAGCGCCGGCATCGCAGAGCGCGGGCACAACTACTACACGGAGAGCCGGGTCCGATACATCAGCCTTGACGGCAGCAAAGGCTACGCCATCGTTGAAGGCAGCACGGCATACGAGGTTGAGTTCGAATACAGGGACGGTACGATCAGCGGCCTTATCTGCTCCTGCTTTTGCAGCTGCAGCTGCAAGCACGAATTTGCGGCTATGCTGCAGCTGAAGGAAGCGCTGGGCCGAATCGAAAAAAACTACGCAGACCAATATGCGCGCACCGGCTACTTTGCTGCGGTGGACAAGGGCGCGCTGTTCGCCTTCGCCATCGCCGGCAAGGAAGCCGGAAGCCTCACGCTATAAGCGCGCAATACGTTTTGCTTTCACTCCACTTAATACACCGCCTGGCTGCTTTGGGCCGGCAAAGCTTTCGCTGCGGCTTCCCTCTGGCCCCGGCGCAAGGCGCAAAAGGCTTTGAGATTGAGCCATTTTCAAATTTGCAGCACACCAAATGCAGTCTGCTCCTTACGGGACGGGAGCAGACTTCTTTTTATTTTGGGCCTTTCCTTTCCATGTGATAAACCTTTTATTCCCGGCCAAAAGCCCCCGCTTTCGCGGGGGCCTTCCTTTTTTCCCACAAGCGGCGTTTTACAGCAGTGCGCCGCGCCTTTTTGCGCCGTCCGGCACAGCCTCCTCGCACTCGAGGCTGGCGTTTTCGCTGCACAGGTCGAACACAAGGCCGCCGCCCTCCCAAAAGCGGAACCGTGCCCGGGCGCGGTTGCACTCACGGATGGTCCGCGTCATGCCGTCTGTTCGGGGCGCGCGCAGCGGATGTGCCTCCCGCGCCGCGAAGGACGCTTCCAGCAGATACCTGCCCTGCCGCAGCACAAGCCTGCGGGACGACGCCTCCACGATGCGCACGCCCCGGTAGGTGGCCAGCCGGTATTCACGGCCGCGGTACACAACGGCACAGATGCACCCTGTAAAGGAGCGTCCGCAGAACGGGATATGCGCGACAGAGGCCATCACGCTGCACGGCTGCGCAAAATCGTTGCACTGTACCCACAGGTAGTCCCGTGGAAAGGCGCTGCCCCGGTCGCCCTCAATGTATCCGGTCCCGTCCGTCAGGTCGATGAATCGACCGTCCACCGTGAACCCGCCCGCCAGCGTGTGCGCCATGCTGTATACGCTGTGGCTGCACTGCATCGGCAGAAAGCGGAACGGCCCCATGATGTCCGTCCTGAGCGGCGACAGCGGGCCGTAGCGCACCGCGCCCTGCACGCCGGGCAGCTCGGCCGCCACGCCCTCCTCCCCAAAGCAGAAGCCCTGCGCCCCGTCGTACTGCCGGACGCTCCCGTTTGTGATCACCTGGACGAACCGGGTTTCCCCCGCGCGCCCGGCAATGAAACAGATGCTCTCGCCGTTTTTCTGGTGCTTGAGATACACGCCTTCAAAAAGATCCTTCATAGAAACCTCCTTCGGAATATCCGGCGCTTGTCGCCGTTCGGCTCCATTTCGCTACGCGAAACCGCTCGGTCGGTTGTTGCCTCCGCCGGGGCGGGAACAGGAAGCCGCGTGTGGGAAAAGAGGAAGGCCCCCCGCTGTCGCGGGGCTGATTACGAAATCTGCCGATGGCGTTACTTTCTTAATGTTAAGAAAGTAACCAAAGAACACCGGGGGCGTTCCGTTCGGCTAAAAAATCATGATTTCAAATTCCGTATCAAAT